ACGACGCCGTGACGGCGGTTGACCAACCTGGTGGGAAGTGGGAAATGGGAACAAAGGCGGGATAGGCGGGACTGAGGCGGGATTTACGCGGGATTTTGACCGGGCGATCGGCAGCAAGTGAGGCCAGGGCGATTTGGGAATGGCGGGGCTGAATCAGGGCAGATTCAAGTGTAGTTGGGAAAAATCGGCTCAAACGTCGAGGGGCTGGAGGCGATGGTTGGTTTGGATGATTGACTGGAGGACGGCTGCAACGGCTTTTAAGCGGGGCAAAAAAGCCGCTCAACCCGCGCGTCGCGATAGGAGACGACGCTGATCTTTTCTGATTGGGTGAGCGGCCGGGGTGATTAAAGGGTTGGGTCGCGCATGTTCTTGAACTTCCACAAAGTCTTCATCATTTGGTTCTGATGGCCGTCTACTCGCACGCCGGAATTGGTGATCGCCGCGTTGGCGGTTGCCGACAAGTTGACTGACCACGATCCCCAGGCGCGTGCATTCAAGTTCGTTGAGGAGTAGACGAGCGTTGAATGGTTCGTCGCCGCTCCCGAAACGGTGTACAGATCCACTGTGTCACCTTCCTCGAAGTATGCGTTATTGGCAAACCGGACAATGCCCTCCAGCCAGACGTCGTCAAATGACGATATGATTTCCAGCACGGGAACGGCGTCCGCATCCGCAAGCGCATTGTTTAACTCATTAATCTCCCTCGCGTTGAACTGTGCCCTGCCGGCAAGTCCTGCCGTAATGTCGCGTCCAGCCATCGAACGGAAATGTTTCTTTACCTCCGCGTCGAGATCTCGAAGGGACAGCAGCCGTTCGCCGCGGAAGTCGTCAAGGTCCGACCCAGCGACATTGAGATACCGGAAAGCGCGCTTGTCGACATTTGTAGTTCCATCGGGAAGATACGGCATTACCGGCTCCGCGTCAACCTGTGAGGCCCAATAGTCGTTGTTGGTCTCGGCAAGGCGGACTTCGATTGTCGGGAGGGAAATTCTTTTGATATACTCCGCCCACAGCCGCTTTTCGAGGTTGGATACGGCCGACACAGTCATCTGCTCGGGATAGGCGGCCGGAATGTCGCGGCCCATTAGCTTGTATTCCTCGCCGGCGTCGTTGGACATCGTCGTAATGTCGCGCGCCTCTTTCGCGTCGTCGCGCGCGAGCGAGTAGACGCCTTCCGATTCAATGTCAGGTACTGTGTAGGGGCGAAACGAGGGGAACCACTCCGGCGCGGGATAGTATCTTGTATCGTCCGCGGAATATGTGATCCAAATCGCGCTGAAGCGCGGACCGTCAACCGCCGGGGCTATGTCGACGCGGAAATGCTTTGATCCTGTGGGCAACGGATCGACTGTGGACAGGGCGGCCGCAAGCTGCGTCAATACATAGTAGTCTTGCGCTGTAAAATCGCCGCGGAAGTCTGCAGGAGTGTCTACCGTGTTGACGAACGGCCCGGCCAGAAAAACAATCCCTCTGGCCGTTGGGTAGCTCGCCGAAAGTCTGTTTGTCTGGGCGATGGCGTACTGGCCGGCAAGCGTCCATGACGCATATTTGAGAGATCTCGCGTCGGGCTGGTCCTTGTGGCCTACAACGTAGAATTCTTCGATCGTGCCGTCTACGATTTTCACATGAACTGGGCCAAAGGTGCCGGTGTAGTCGCGGTGTGCTCGGACGAAAAATTCCCAGAGCGGCAGGTAGTCTTCGCGCTCGCGGGCCCGATAGGTAATCTCCATCTGTCGTTCGAGCTGGCAAATAATGCCGAGCCTTTTCCAATCAAATCGGCGCGTCATGTTGCGCCAGTGGGTGTAGTCGTCTTGGTCGGCGTAAAGGCGAGTCCGCTGGGCTTGGTAGTCGCCGAATTGCAGATAGTCGTCCTCGTCGTCGCCTGCAACGAGGTATTGATACACACCTTCCGAAGTCGGTATGTCGAAGATGTAGAACTCGTAACCGTAGCCGTCGGTATAAGTGATTTCAACATATAAGTTTGTGGGGTATGGTGCTTCATAGTTGTCCCAAAGTTTTGATTCCACATAATCGTAAAACGCGCCCAACTTGAAATTTCCAAGCGGGCCAGAAACCGTCCAATAGCTGCCTGTCTCGACTGGCGGGACTTCATACTTCCAGCCCGTGTCGACAGAAAGAACCGTTTCAAGTAGGGCGTTGGTGGCGACGGGAATGGTTTGCAGCGCGAAGTCAAGGTCGCGACCCGCGCCGGACCCTTCGCTGCCCCAGACGTCACTGCCCCACACATGGTCGAGGTGGTCGGGGATTATCCACCGCCTCAAATGCCAGCGGGTGTAGTCCCAGTATTGCGCGACAAAGTCGTTTTCATTCGTTCTGAAAAAGTGCTCGTCGTATTCGTAGGCAAGATACGCCGGAAAGACCGATCGCCAGTCGTTTGTTCTGTCAGCCAGGAACGGCAGCTCTGCCGTCCACTCGCTCGAAATTGGCACTGGCGCATCGGGAAAGAGGCTTTCGGCCTTACGAGAACTCCACGCGACGGGGTCGGGCGTGTATTGGTCGTACTCAGGGAATCGAACGCCGGACGAATTGATGCAGTAAATAGGATTCCCGCCAGCAATGCCCATGTGCGTTGCGTTTGTCTGCCACAAACCTTTTTCTTGAGACCATGCTTCCCAAATGTAATAGTCGGCGAGCGTCTGTTCGATCGGGGACCGCAGCCAGGCGTTTTGTATCCCTACCTGACCGGAGCGACCGTCCCCGTCGCCGTTAAGGGCCTTGGCAAGTATGCGCCGCGTGCTGCGGCAGGTCTCCCGGAGCGGGTACTGAAGCTCCGCATACTCGTCGACGGCAAGATAGTCTGGAAGCCATCCATACGGAATCGCCACGCGCTCCCATAGCCCGTCGATGGCCGAGGCGACTGCGCCGACGAGATTTGTCCCCACCCGCAGGTACTCCGTCGAGCCGCTTCCGTCCGTGTAGGTTCCATAAGGTATGTAAGGAGACGAAACGCTCTCGGCCGCGTTTGACGGAGCGTCTGCGAATGTGCCGTCTCTCTCCGTAATGATAGCGGCAAATAGGAGTGCTATAAGCATTACAGCATCTCCTCGGCCTGAAGTGACGGGCAGTTGCGAAAATCGACCGCGACGGAGCCGTCGTGCGTAAACTTGTAAAGGGGCTTAACAACGTATCCTTGAACGTTTTGAGCCGCCTGCAGCTCCTCCACGGTTTTGTATCCGGCAAGCGTCGGCTCTTCCGTAGAGGGTGTTGTTGCCTGAACTTTTAGTGCTACAAATGGGAGATCGCCGTCTGTGTACTCCTCGCCTTCCTCGAGCTCGCCCTGGCAGACGAAATCCTCCACGGCGTCCTCCAGTTCAAGCTCGACAAGAACCTCGCCCATGAGATAGAATTGATTCCCGAAGACGCGGCCGGGCAGTACGATCGTCTCGCCCCCCTCTTCGCGCGTCGCCGGGATGATGTTCCAGCAGCCCTTGTCTTTGGCCCCTCCGCCACCCGCCTTTGGCGCGTCGATCTTGAGCACCGTCCCGTTTGGACCTGTCTGCAGCGCGTAGTTCGGGCCTTTTATAAGCTGCCGCTCGCGGATGCAGCGGATCAGCTCTCGAATTAGTTCCGCCGTGATGCGGTCGCCGACTTGCGGCTCTGGTGGAAGTTGCCTCATGATTCGTTGGAGTCGTCGTATATCCAGCCATACTCGCTGTCGGAGCCGTCTGGCGTCCAGACCCATTGCTCGGTCAAAGTCCAGCTCGACTTGGCGTTTTGCGTCCAGTCGTACTTCGACTTGAAAAAGCCCGTCGACGCGAAGCCAGCGAGCGTGATGCCCGGACTATTCCACGTCCCAATGTTGTCGCCGAAATTGGTTGACGACACAGAGCCTCCGGTTATCGTCGCGCCGGTCAGGGACAATCCCGGCACGCGCTTGTAAGTCGAAATCTTCTCCACGACCGGGAAGTAGCGGTTAAAGGTCTTGATGCCGTGCATCCACGCGTCACAAAACTTGATCGCCGTCTCGTCGGTGATCGGCGTGTAGGTCGTGCCGTCTGTCTCGAGGTATTGATAGTTGCCGTTTCCGTCGACCTTCTTCGAGTCGTCTGTCGCAAGCCACGCAAGACAAATGCTGACGACTGTTGTATTTTCGGTGATGACTGGATGGGCTATCAGGTCGGTCTGCTCCTCGGCCATTGTGAGCCGATAGGTGATTTTTGTCGGCGTCGCCGGAGTCTGCGAAGAGTCCGCGCCCGGATCCACGCAGTTGATGGTTATGGTGCCTTTGCCGCGCCCGTCGGATGCGAGACTGGCGTTTTGAACGTAGCAGCCTGTCGGGATATAGGCGAAGTCGGCGTGCGTTGCGCCCTGGGCTGGAACGAGATCTTCCATCGCTGCCTGTGGCCCTTCGATGGTGACGACGATTGCGTCTGTGTCGCCGCGCCTTTTACCAAGCCCGGTCTGCACGCCCTTTGGAGTGCCGCTTGCAAGATTCTTGCCGAGTTTGTAGGTAAGTGCCATGATCTCCTTTCAAGATTTACTGGAAGGTCGCGCCGGCGTCTTCGTTCTGTATGTCCTTCAGCGCGGCGAGTTGGTCGCGCCCGAGCCGCACAAGGTCCTTGAGCGAGTTGACCATTTCCTGCTGGACACGCTGGACGCCGGAGCCCGCGCCGAGGCCCATCGCATTGAGGCGGCTGCCCGCGCCGATCGAGACTGATTGACGTTGGCCGATGGCTTCCTCTTCCAGCCCTTCGCGCTGGCGGCGCGCGGCGAACATGTCGCCCTGCGCGGTTTCGATTCCAGACCTAAGATCGGCCATGCGCGCCTCGTCGCGCTCTGCGACGGACTTGCCCATCTCGACGTCGAGCGCCGACTGCAGGGTATTAAGCCGGTTCCGCGCCGAGCTTTCCTTCCCCTGCAGCATGTTGATCTTCTCGGCCGGCGACGCCTTTGCGAACTCGCGCTCCCATCTGTCGGCGGCCTCGTTGGTGGCGAGCTTCTCTGACAGCTTCTTGCTCGCCTCGGCGTCCGCCGCCTCGATTTTCGCCCACGCCGCCTCCTGGACTTGCGCGGCGCTTGTGCCAAGCTGCTCGAACGCCTTCTGCTGCTGTTCGAGGATTTTGACCTGCTGGTTACGGTATGCGGCTTCCTCCTCGAACGCCTTTTGCTCCTTGAGCGCCTGGCGTCTTGTTTCCTCAAGTGCCTCGATGCGCTTTCTTGTCGCCTCTTTCTCCTCGTCGCTCGCACCAAGCTCCGCCTGCTGTCTTTGGATTGCAAGCTCCTTGTCGATCTGGTCGGATGTCTCGCGTCTGAGGTTGCCGGCATTGGCCGCCGATGTCGCATAGGCATTGGCCTCTGCCCTGAGAGTGCCGATGCGGTCGGCAAGTCCGTTCCACATTTCTGCGCGCCGCCGCGCTTCGTCTTCGCGGGCGTAGCGGTCTTCGAGCGCTTGCCGCTGGCGCGGATCAGTCACGCCGGCAAGTTCGACGGCGCGATTGACGTTGCGCTGTTCGTCGGCGAAGGTGTTCGCGCCAGACTTCCCAAGCTCGCGCAAGGACGCCGCGCGCTGCACTAAGGTAAGCTGCTCCTTCAACTGGTTGTTCAGGTTCTTCTGTGCGTCGGCAAGGCGGTTCGTCTCGTGCACTGCCTTAGTTATGTTGGACGCGAGCGCTGCGCGTTCGGCGGCGGTCTTGTATTCCTTCCAAAGCTCCACCAGCTTGCGCACGTTTTCATAGGCGGTCTTGATGCCCTCGAACGCCAGGTAAAAGACGCCGAACGCCCGCATTACGGACGATATGGCAGCGCGGGCTTTGAGCAGACTCGTCTGCAGCGTAGAAAACGCTCCCTTGACGCGGCTGATTCCGGCTTCCGCGCTCTTGGTCTCGCCCTCGATCTTGATTGTTGTTTTGTAGTCTTCCTGTGCCATAGGGTTGGTTAGGGTCTCTTAGGGTCGGTTAGGGTCGGCTGGGATCGGTTGCCAGCCGCCGCGCGGCGCTTGCGCTTGTGGACCTCGCGCTCCTTTATTCGTTCTACATAATCGAAGCCGCCCGGCTCGTCGCCGTGCCGCTGCCGCGATGCCGCGACAAGCGCGAACGCCGTCACGACCGGCGTCGCGAGCGCGTCGCGCCAGCTCCAGCCGTATTCGCCGCAAAGGAACTCCGCGACCTCGAGCGGCCAGCCGCAGCCGTGCGGGCCCGTGCGGACGCGCGCGCCCTTTGGCGGCGGCGGGGGCTTGACGTATGTCGAGAACGCGAAACCCCGGACGGCTTCCACGGCTTCTTTAAGCTCCCTGCAGTCGGCCTTAAGCCGCTTTGCAAAGCGCTTGAAGTCCTTCTCGCCGGGAAGACGATCGGCCGCGCGCCACTCTTTGGAGAGCAGCAGTGCGGCGACCATCAGCTTGTCGGCGGGGATCGGCATATCCTTCGCGAGCGGCACGTCGAACGCGCCAAGCATTATCGCCTGGCCGACGGTCATCGGGCCGAGCTCGACGCCTCCCACGCTGTGAGGTGTAGGAAAGGCGGCAAAGACGTTCTCGACGGGGACGGTCATCGGTTAGGTGTTGCCGTTGGCCGGAGTCTGAGGGTTGCTGCGCGTGGTCTGTGCGCTGTTCGTGGCCCCGGCGGTGAGCGTGGTCGAGCGGGCGGTGATGTTGACACGCTTGACGTCGTTGTTCGCCTCGGTTACTTCCCACTCGAGCACGTAGCCAGTGCCAGAGCCAATCGTGATCGGGTCGCCTTTCTTCTTGTCTTCGACGGTCGACTCCATAATCGCCGTCCAGCGGTACTCCGTGTGGTCGTCGAAGAGGTAGACGGAGATCTCGTTGCCGTCCTTGTCGTAGAACATCTGGAGCTCGCCGCCGGCGGAGTGGCCGCCTGTCTGCTCGTGTACGCCGGATATGCCGGAGGCGGTGACGCCGGTCTGAAGCGTCGCGCCGAGTTTCTTTGTCATTGACATGTTTGGTTTTCCTTTCTTTTGAGTTGGAGTTTTGAGTTGGAGTTGGAGAGTGGAATTTTTTAAAGCTCCGCCGTCGTGTACATCTCGACGTCGCGGGTCACGATCGCGTCCTCGTCGCCCTCAAGACGGAAGAGCGACACCGGACCGATGCGGCGCAGGTAGAGCGGCGCGGCCATGCCCTCGGCCTGACACCACGCAAGCTCCTTGCCGATCTTGCGCGAAAGCGCCTTGATCGTCTGGTGCTCTTCGTCGGCGCGGTTGATTACCGGCTTTTCGAAGATGGAGATCACGACGGTCGCCTGGCCGATGACGCTGTTCGGGTCGGCGTTGTCGGGCGCCTGCACCGTCGGCTCGAAGGTCTGCTCGCCGACGACGACGCAAAGCGACTGCTGCGCGATGTCGAGCTCCGTCTTGTTGTCCGGGTCTCCCTCCTCCTCGACTATGACGGGTATGCCGTCCATGAAGTCGAAGCCGCGCAGCGTGTCTGCGATTTCGTGAAGTATCTGGTTTACGTTTAGCATGTCAGCTTGCCCTCCTGATAATGGCCATCATTGCGTTCGCGGCGGTTGAACTGATCTCGCGGTCGGACGGGAGAAGCGAACGGTCCTGGCGCTGGTGGACGCTCTGCGCGAGATAGTAGAGCACCTTCGGCGCTTCGTCTTTCGACAGCCTGCCCATGAGGACCTTCGCCTTCCCGGGGCGGAAGATTTTCCAGCCGAGCGACGCCAGGACACCGGCTCGGAATCCGTATGCCTCGCGCGCGGCAGGGATTGTGAGGAAGTCCCAGCTCTTCGGGCGTATCTCGACGTCGTGGAACGCGCGCCGGACCGCTGGCGTCGGAATGACTACTTCTCCGCGCTCGCTAGTGGCGTTTGACGTCGTGCGCGTCGCCGCCTTGCCGAGAATGCCGGTCGGCTGCGCGCCGAGCCTTTCAGCCGACATGTGCTTCCAGGTGCCGAGGCGCGAAAGATGCCCGCGGACCAGTATCGCGACCGCATTCGCCGCGGCGGAGTAGAGGAGGTGTCGTCCGGCGGTGCCGACCTTCGACACCCACTGTCCGAGCCTGACGCTCACCTGCTCCGCGTTGCTGGTGATCTTGAGCATTACAGGTCCTCCCCTATTTTCGGAAAGCCATAGCGCTCGATCGCGTCGCGAATGTCCTTCATGCCCGGCGAGAGGGTCGCGGACTCAGGCGCGGCTGCAGAGGCAGCCGAAAGCCCGAGTCGCGCGCACTCCTCGGCGGTGACTTCCATCCAGTCGAGCCCGGAAGAATATGCGAACGGCGGGTAGGGGTTCCCGAGAGTGTCGCGGAAGCCGCCAGCACCGTCTCCGAGCGCCTGCCAGATCGGCGAGCTCTTAAGGGCGACCATGCGGTTCTGCACCGCGCCCTGCCAGTTGACCGCGGCACCCGCGGCGCGCCAGCGAGCCGCCCAGTCCTGGCGCGGCTTTGCGCGGTCCTCGAAGCGGACGAGCTCCCAGGCGGGCCAGAGCATGAGCGTCGCTTCCGTCTGGTTGTCGATGCGGGCGACGGACGCGGCCATCTGCGTCTGCGTGTCGACGATGAGATTGAGGCGGCGAAGCGAGGCGGGGTTTGTGAGTCCGCCGGGATCCAGCGGCGAGTGGCCCATCGCCGTGAGCGTATCCATGAGCTCCTTGACGGCGGTCGCCTGGTTGATCTCTCCGGAGAGGACGCGCGCGCAGACGTCGCGGATCTGTGCGAGATACGTCGCGCTCGCCATGCGTGCCGAGAAGACGGAGCGCCGGAGGATGTCCGCGGCGATTGTGCCGCGGATCTCCTCGCTGCCGAGCGTCGTCGGCAGCAGGTCTTTGATGCGCTGTATCTCTTCAGGTGTCATGTCGGTTGGAGTTACAGAGAGGAATAAGTTTTTTTGTTTCGCCGTTCGCGCCGAGGATGGCGTTGATTGCCTTGACGGTCTTGGCTTCGTTAAATCTGACTTTGTAGGATGCTTTCTTCATGGTGTGTCCTTTCGTTATGGCAGTCCAAACCGCGCCTTGTCGATTGCGTAGTTGGCGGCGATTTCGTCGGCGGTCAAAATTCTGCCGTAGACCCTGATGGCGTACAAAGTGCATCCAGTCAGAGCATGGTAGATTGACCCCGTGCCGCTTTTTGCGCCAATCCACCCGCCTGCTGGTATAGAGGAACCAAGAAACGCCCTGTTTACGGTTTGCTTAAACACTCCATTGTAGTATCCGCTTACTGCGCTCGACGTGCAGGCGACTGCAATAGTATAAACCTCTCCCAAGACCAATTCTCTTCTAAACCGCTGGTTAAATACTACTTGATTCGATAAACTGTTTGATAGGTAGTATGAATCTTCGGAATAACTACCATCTGCATATATTCGCCAGTAGGGATTTCCGTTGTATGAGCTTTCGTTGTTAGTTACAGGCAGTAGCGAGAAAATTCCTCGGTTTGTATTTGTGTAGCCAGTGACACGCGTCACTATTTCTATTGTCAATGTTTTCGCACTATAAGCCGCCTTGAACGCATTAGACGTGCTGAAGCCGTAAGCCGCGCCGCCGCTAAATACAAGCCCGTTGTTTTGATAGGTAGGAATCGACGTGGATGACGGCGATAATGCTGCGTCCATGCCATTCCCAGATGTATCAACTATTGTGTTTAGGTTGTCAGAATGCTTCCCGCCGCCCGCGTTCCACTCGCCGTCCCACATGGCGACAAGCCCGTCGGTGGCATACGGGTTCTTCCATTCCTTGCCCGTCATCAGCGCGTTGCGTAGGTTTATCAGCATGGGTCAGCCCTCCGTCGGTATCGCGTCGAGGAACGCGTCGATTTCCTCGCGAGTCTTGCCGAGCGCGTTCGCCGCGCCGTCGAGTAGCGCGGACCACTTCTCTGCGTCGGGATAGCCCTCCTCGATGTAGTCGCAGTCGGTCAAGGCCTCCCACGCCGTGTAGCCCGTGGCGATTTCGTTAGACGAGAGGAACTGCCGCGCCGCGTCGAGCATACCCGCCTTTGCGAGCGCGGTCTTGATGGAGAGCCGCGTCCACCTGCGCGGCGGGGGCGGCGGGTTCGCAACAAGCTCCCAAACGCGGCGGATGTGCCGCGCAACGGGCGAGCTGTCGTCATCGGATATCTCCCAGCCGCCCGGCTCGTAGTGGTGCCCCTCCGGCGCGGGTTCGCTTGGCTCGGACGCATCGACGGGAAGATAGCCAGCCGCCGCGTAGCTTTCTGCGGTTGGGTTCAAAATCGTGCGTCCGTCGATGACGAGCGACGACGGAGCGTAGGTAAGTTCGCCCTCTGTGAGTCTGCCGAAATTGCGGTTCATCTGTCGACCTCCTTATGCCTGGGTGATTGCCGCGAGCGTTTCGCCTTTGAGAAGGAACTTCGCGGTCGTTCCGTTGTTCTCGGTTTCGGAGAAGTAGAGGATGGTCGAGGAGCCGCCCGTCCCGCCGTCCGAGATTTCGGGCTCTTTGCCGTCTGCGTTCTCGCAGACAACGCCCTGCGGCAACACGAGTTCCGGCGCGGTCACGCCAGATGCGATGTTGAGCCGAAGCGCGAAGTCGCGCACCTTGCCGCTTGTCGCGGCGGGGAAGTTGATCGTCAGAGTGTTGGGCGAAAGCGTCGCGGAGATCTCCACGGCGTTTGAGGCGCGGTCGTCGAGGGTGACTGCGCCGTTTTCGATGGTCTTTGCTACGAGGGCGTAGGAGAGCCGCTTCTTGAGCGCCGCGACCGCGGCGGCGAGCGCGAGGAGGAGCGCGCCGACCGAGGTCGCGCCGGTGACCGGGAGGTCGTGCGCGGAGTCGACGAGTTCGTTGATGACGGCGACGGTGTCCGCGTCGATGCCGAGACCGACGGAGAGGACGGCGTTCGAGAATGCCGGCGAGGTCGGCGAGATTGCGGCGTCAATGTCGGAAGACAGCGCGAGGGTGCCGGAGAGGTTGGCGAGTCTACGAGGTAGAGTCAAATCAACAGACCCGAAGACGCCTGCCAGAGAGGGAGCCTTGAAGTGGAACTGCCCCGCTTCGCCATCAGATTCCATCGACCAAGTTGGATACCCCTCTCGCGTAATGTTAACTTGTGGCGTGCTAAGCGTCCCCGTCATCGTCCCGCCGCTCAAGTCGAGGACGCCGAGGTCTGCGCCGGTCTTGTTGCCGGTGAGCGAGACGCCGTTGATCTGCGGCTTGTTGGAAAGTCCGTCGTAGTCGTTCGTCTCGATCGGATACTGAGCGTCCCATTGTCCGGACGTCGCGCCCGCGGCGATGGTGTAGATGTATCGCCACTCCTGGCCGCCGTGCGACTCGTCGGCCAGGACAACCGCGTAGTCGTTGCGAGTCGGCGTGCGCGCCGTGCCGCCGGAGTAGACGACGGTCGCGTTGAGAAGCGCCGCGCGCGTCGGAAACGCCGCGCCCGCAGCGGTGTAGGTGATGTAGTACGCTGCGTAGGTGTCGATCTCGTCGTCAATCCATTCCTTGTCCGCAAGCTGATTTGATGCGGACGCCGCGCTCGGGATCTTCGAGCTGATGTCCGCGATGTCGGAGGAGTTTGTCGCGGCGGCGGCGCTCAATGTTGAGACGCTGTTGCTAATCGACCCCAACTCGACCTTAATTGTCCCTATGTCGTTTGTCGCGGCAGGCAGCAGCCAGGGCGCGTTGACGGCGACGACCTTCGAGAAGTCAATGAACGGAACGGGCAGCGGAAGCTCCCCGGGCGTGAAGCCTGGCGAGTCGAGCATGCGAAGCCGCGCAAAGGCGGTGTAGTTGACCTGACCGCCGGGCGTCTGGGCGCGGACCATGACATTGTAGAACGCCGCGCCGACGTCGTTGGTGTGCGAGAAGAACGCGCCAGGCAGCGGTCCGAACCAAGGGCCGACGGCGTTTGTCTGGCAGAAAGTGGTGAAGGTCCAGCCGTTGGTGTCGGCTGCCGCCTTGTTGATGAACCAAGTCGGCTGCAGCTCGATGTCCGTGCCGCGGTGCACGAGCGTCTCGACAGGCTTGGCGTCGGGCCAGTCCGCGCGCCAGGTCAGCGGCAGGGCGTTTGCAGACGCGCTGCAAAGGGTAATAAGCGCGGCTGCAAGCGCGGAACGGACGGGGCCTCTGGCGGCCCCGCACCCTGCCTGTGGAACTTTTAGATCTCTAATCATAGCCCCTCCATGTGGGCGACTCGGTCGGGGTAGGTGGTGACGAGGGCCACGGCGGGGCCGCCGCTCTGCGCGGTGTCGCTCGCGCCGTAGCTCTCGGGGTTGACCTTGCCCTCGGCTATGCGGTCGAAGTACTCCTCCGCCTTGTCGCGCGCCTTCTCCCGGTCCTTTCCGATCGGGACGCCGATGCGCTTGAGGAGGTCGAATACCGCATAGTCGAGAGCCTTGGTAATGCACCCTCCCGGGATGGAGTGCTCCACCGGGGAGAGGCGCACGTTGCCGTTGGAGCGGCAGGCGTCGCGCACATAGTCGCAGGTCATCGCGAGCAGAGGCGGGATGGGGTCGAGCGCCCACGCCTTCTTTGAAAAAGCGTTTGCCTCGGTCTCGCTCAGTTTCGCGATTAGGTCATCGCGGTTCAACGTACGCCACGCCATAGCCGAGCCTCCTTAGCTGATGGTGAGCGACTGGACGCCGACCGCGTTCGGGGAGAGAATCGCCGAACGGTGGTAGACCGTGACCTTCGTCAGCTCCGCGGAGTGCGTGCGGTCGACGAAGACCGCCCACTCGCCGCCGCCGACGACAGGCGACCAGAAGCGCTTGACGTTCGAGGCGTCCATCGTTGAGGGCATGGTGTTGCCCGTGAAGACAAACACCTTCGCGTCGGCGATGATCGGCGTCTTGCCGGTGCCGGGAAGATCATAGACGAGGTCGTTGATCTTGATGTCGCGGACGCGGTAGAAGCGCGCGACGTCGCTCTCGAGGCGCATGAGCCCGGCGAACGCGCCGGCGGTGTTCTGCTTCGCGAGCGCGGTGTCGCGGGCCTCCCACGCACCGCCGCCGAAGAGGACGCGGTTCGGCTGCTGGCCGAGCGCGGTGCGCGCGGCCTTGATCGCGGCCTTGACGTCCATGTCCGGAGTCGGCGTGCCCGAGCTCCAGGTCTTCGCCGTGTTCGTCGCGAGCGAGACGAGGAGCGCGTTGGCGCGGATGAGGTCGGCGCGGAGAAGCATGCACTTCAGCGTCGCGACCTTCTCCTCGAGCTTGGAGGGGATCTCCTCGAGGATGTCGTTGTCGATGAAGGTCGTGAGACCCTTCGACTTCGTGGCACCCGTCGCCTTGGAGTCCATCCAGTCGACGACCTTGAACTCGCCCATAAGAGCGCGCTCGTCCTCGCCCTTCGCGGCGGCCTCGAACGCGACCTTGCCGTTCGCGACGTCGTACTGGAAGAGGCGCGTCGTCTGGACGGGCGGGGCGATGAAGTCGAGAAGCTCCTGCAGGGGCTCCTCCTGGTTCTGGTAGCCGACGGCGAAGTCGGTCAGGGGCTTCGAGAAGAACGCATTCTGAAACGCGCTCTCGTTCGCGAGGGAGATGTGGCCGTTCTCGGCCTTCTCGCTCGTCGCAATGCCAAGGTTGGCGAGATTGAATTTCATTTCGGTTTTACCTTTCGTTTGAGTGGTGGTTCAGTTCACTTCACTTGCTCAGCTTGCCGGGACGACGACGGGCATGACGGTCGCGACCTCGACGAGATCGCCGGACGCGGCCGCGGTGTTGAGAGCGACGCCGATCGCGGTGTTGCCGGCTGCGGCGGTCGCGCCGGTCGCGCCGAGCGTGGCGCCCGCGGCGACTGCGCCGCCCGCCTTGACGAGCGTCGTGCCGCCGGTGCCGAGGATCTTCACGGCGACCTTCTCGCCCTGGTTGGCGTCGGTGAGCGCGATCGCGACCGGGACGTCGGTCGCGGCGGTCGTCGGCGTGACGGAGGGGAGGCCCTTCGCGTCGGCAGTGGTGAACTTGAGGATGTCGCCCTTCGCGACGGCAGCGGCCGCCGTGTAGGAGTTCTTTCCGTTTTCGGAGTAGGTAGGCATTTTGGTTTTACCTTTCGTTTGAGTTGGTTAGTCGTTGAACAGCTCCGGCTTCTCGGCCTTCGCCGCCTTCCAGGCGTCGAAGTAGCTCATGCCGGCGCGCTGCTTCTCGTTGACGAGGGCGACGCGCTGCGCGGACTTGTCGCGCTGCTCATTGGAGAGCTCGAGCTTGCCGACGGCGGGCTTCGTCTTGAGCTGCTTCGTCTTCTCGTGCTGCGCCTTCTCGTTAGCGAGCGCGGTCTTGGTGTCCTCGAGCTGCTTCTTGCAGTTCTCGAGCTCCGTCTTCGCGGCGTCGCGCTCCTTGCAGGCGTTGTCGAGGTCGACCTCGACCTTGCCCTTGTCGGCTTCCGCGGCCTCGGCCTTGGTGCGCTCGGTGGCGAGTTCCTCGACCGCCTGGGCTCCGGCCTTGATCGCAGTCATGACCTGGTCGTCCGTCGCTTCGGGCGGAAGGCCAAGCATTTTCTTGATGGCTTCGATGTCCATTTTTGTTTGTTCCTTTTTTGTTGTTAGGCCCTTGCGGGCGGTTGATGAAACTGATGTCTCACGCGGAGGCGCGGAGAGGCGGAGGTTATTCGTACTGGTGGGTCGCGCGGTTGTAGGCGAGACCGGACATGATGGCCGCGACATGTACCGCGCGGAGATCCCTGCGCTGTTCCCTGTGCTCGCGGCCGGAAATGGAGCCAGACCTGAACTCTGTTCCAGCCTCCTTCATGTTCTTGCGCTCGTTGCGCAGGATGGAGTTGATCTTGTCGGCTTTGCCAGAACGCGACTCGATCTTGGAAAGGCTGTGCTTGAAGACGTTGGCGTCGGGCACGTTGAAGTTTTTAGGCATCGAGCCGCCGCCGGAAGCGCCTTCTGAGCCTCCGCCGGTGGAGGTCCACTTGCCGTCCTCGGCGCGCGGATGCTTGGATTCGTCGTACTCGTTCGCAAGGTCGATGATGCGCTGCGGGAGCTGATAAGGTTTCATGGTTTTCCTTTCTTCGGGTTGAGCCTCGTTGGCGAGGCGAAATTCGCGGATATTCGGATTGTTGACGAGCCCGATCGACGTGAGCCCGTCGACGATCACGTTCTTCTTGCCGGATGCTCCGAGCCCGGGGTCGTCGCCCGTCCAGAACGGCGAGAACCATCCGAAGCCCTTGCCGGGATCGCGGTCCCACTCGACCTCGAGGTCCATGCCGTCCTCGTTGACGAGGATCTTCTTGACCCAGCCGAGCGCGCCTTTGTCCGGGTATTTACTCGCGTACTCCGGGACGTCCGGGTGCCCCTGGTAGACCGGGATGCCCGGCTCGCCCGCTGCGATCTTGCCGGCGAGGTCGGCGGCGATCGCCTCGGCGTGCTCGCGGTCAAGCGTCTGGTCGATCCTATCGTCGTAGGCCCACGTTCCAAACGGGATGTGGATGGGCTTTCTTTGCTCGCCCTCGTTCGAGAGCGCGAGCTTGTGCACGTTGCAGAGTTTGAGTTTCTTCATGGCTGGTTTTTTTTAGACAGGATTAACAGGATTGACAGGATTGTCACGCGGAGAGGCGGAGAGCGCAGAGTCTTTTGGGGCCGCCTTCGGCGGGGTCAGACTCTCTCCGTAGACCTTTGCCATTTCGTCGGCGATGACCGATGCGAGCGCCGGGTCGGTCGGCAGCAGCGCGGGGAGGTTGGCCATCAGCTGCGCGAACGCGCCCTCGGAGGGGTTGTCCACGACCGCCTTGACCGCTTTTGCCGCGGCTGAGTTCTGCCGAACGAAGGCGTCGATGACAGCTGATCTCCCAGAAGGCCGTTTTTTTGCGATTTGAGAGGGGGGTAGCCCCGAGGGGTCATCTTGTCCGTCCGAAACGCGCGGCGCGTTTTTAAACGCCGCAGGCGCGGTTTTAAACGGCATCTCGCCCGGCTTCTCGTTTGCAAAGCCCCTCAAGCCCCCCTGAAACCCCGTTTCAGGCCCCGTTTTGAGCTCCATCGCGTCGTTCGGGTCGTCATCCGCGGCCTCGGCGCGGCCGTAGCGGGCGAGCGCGTCCGTCTTCGACAGCTTGACGCCGAACTTCGCGAGGTGGTTGTCGATCTCCATGTCCTGCTTCACGTCCGGCTTGGAGACCGGCTCGATGACGATCTCGGCCTTCAGCTCCTGGTTAAGAACGTAGTCGACCACAAACGACGAGACCTGCTCGTTAAGCGTCTCGGTAATGCGGACGCAGCTGCGCTGCTCCAGGGCGTCCACCTCGTCGAGCTGGCCAAGGCCGCCGACGGCGTCCGGGCGCGAAATCGTCCCGAGGTCGCCGCCGCGGTAAAGAGTCACGATCGCGCGGTCGCACCAGTCGATGAGCGGCCCGAACGGATTCTGCTTGCCGCCGTCCATCTGGATTGCGTTGATGTCCGTCGTCGGATCCGTCACGATACGCGCGAGCCGGTTGATGTTCTTGAGCGCCTTCTGCAGATTGTTCCACTGCTCGCTGCCGTAGGCCGCGCCGGTCTTGCCGTGGATGAGCGGCAGCACGCAGCGGTCCGTGAAGACGAGCCAGTTCGTGAGGCCGAGCCGCTTCATGCACGCGCAGATCGCGGCGGCGATGCCGATGCCGTCGCCGGTGGAGACCATCCACTCGCCGCGCTTCATCTCGACGCCGTCCCAGCCGCCGACCTGCGGGATGTAGCGAAGCTCTCCGGTGCGGTTCTCAAATTTCCAAAGCGGCACGCTCGTGAACGTCGCCTCGATCTCGCCGTTCGCGAGCGGCTTCCAGCTCAGGTCGTGGACCGCGAAGCCGTAGCTCTGCGCGGACATCATCTGCTCCTTCAAGAGCGCAAGCCCGCCGCGCTCGTTGCGCCTGAAAGCGTCCGTCACGCGCACCGTCGACCAGAAGCGCTCGAGCACCTCCACCTGGCGCGCGGCGTCCGCGTCGTCCTCGAATCCCTTTTTCGGGCGGACGCTCCAGCCGCAGCGCGAGACGGCGCTTGCCATCTTTATCGACGCGACGCGCATTTTGTCGTCGCGCTGCTCATACTCGCCGATGAGACGCGCCATCGGCGCAAGATAGCCGCAGTTGAACTCGTCGATCGCGCGGATGATGTCTTCCGGATCCGACCTCATGAGCGCGTTGAATTTCGTCATCTGCTCAAGCGTCGTCTCGGCTACCGTCAAGACGGAGCTTCGCTTGTCGAACCAGTGGCGGATGTTGGCCAAAATGCCCATTAGTTAAACCTCCTGTATCCAGTTGCGTATGGATGGATTGAGCGACCGCGCACATCAACGAGCGTCGCGTCTTCCATCTCGTCCAGCTCGTCGACGTCGCCCGGATCGGCCCAGGCGTCGGAGTTGGACGCTGCCGCCTTGCAGCAGAGCGCAAGCGCCGCGGCGCGGTCGCTGTGCCCGTCCGCGTTCCTCGGCGCGGAGTACGTCACGTTGCCGCCGGTCGAGACTACGCGCTGCACCGCGTGAAGGTCTTCGCGGAAGTCGCGCGACACCGGGATGCGGACTGACCGCTCCTCGAACCTGCGGCGCATGAGGCCGTACATCTCTCCCTTCGACTGCACGTTGAAGTTGACGCCCTCGAACCGGGCGCCGCCCTTGCGCGTGGCTTCCTCCGCGAGCATTGCGCCGATGCCGGTCGAGTCTATGCAGACATGCTGCACGCGCCTTTGAAGACCTTTGGAAAGCAGAATGTCGAGCTGGTCGGCGAACGGCATTTTCCTAAGCTCGGTCACGTCGACGACGGCGAGAACGTCGCCGAGCTTCGCCGCCGTGACGATTACGGAGAGGTCTTTCGACCGGCCGATGTCCATGCCGATGAAAAGCGGCGCGCCGCCGTCGTCCTTTATGGACTCTGACTCGCACTTGCCGATCATCTCGTAAGGCAGCAGCACGGATGTGTTGTCGATGAACTCGCACATGTACTCCTGCGCCCAGATGCCCGGGTCGTCGACACCGCGCTTCAGTTCCTCGATGTCGATGGGCAGCCCCATCCTCACCGCGTCTTCGATCGTGACCTTGTGCTTCGAGTACGTGTCGTTGTGCTCCCAGAGGTCCGCGAACTTGTTGCCGCGTCCCTTGGGCGTAGAAACAATGCGGAGCCGCTTCTTGCCTGAGAGGGGGTTGGTAATCGAGGGGTAGATTGCGGCCCAAATATCGAACGGCCGCTCATGGATAGCAAACTCGTCAAGCACAAGGTTCGCCGAATAGCCGCGAGCCGTGTCCGGATTGGCAGGGATAGCCACAATGCGAGCTCCGTTCGCGAAGCGGATCTCAGCGCGGGATAGTAGAGCGTTCGCAGAGTCGCGTATTTCCTCATATCCGTCCACCGTCGCCTTGACGGCCTCCGTCCATTTCTTCGCCTTCTCCATCCACTCAAGCGCCTGGCGCTCGCCGGCGGAGAGGACGACCCACAGATTGGAATTGCCCTTCGGCTGCGCGGCACAGTCCGTCACCGCTTCGCAAGCCGTCGCGAAGCTCTTGCCGGTCTGACGAGACCAAAGGCCGATCTTGAAGCGGCTCTGGTCCTCGACCCACCGCCTCTGATATGGCATAAGTATCTCGTTCAGGATGTCCATCACTTCATTCCAAAGATTGACTTGATCTTCGCGACGCGCTCGGCGTCCGTCAGCCGCGGCTCGTCGACCGCGCCCTGGACCGCATTGAGCCGCTTCTCCGCCGCCTCGAACTTCTCGCGGGCCAATTTAAGCTGCTCGTCCTTCGTCGTCTGCGCGGCGTCCTTAAGGTCGACCTCACGGCTGCGGAGTTGCCGGTCGCGGAGCGCCATCGCCATCTGCATGAAGCGGTTCGCCGTCTTTGCGTCGCTCTTGAGCGCGAACTCCGCGGCGAGAGACTTGTATGCGGCGATCGCCGTCTCGTCCTTGAGCCCGACGGTCTTCGCGAGCTCGCCCGCCTCGAGCGCGGCGATGCGCGCCTGCGCAAGCCGGCGTTCCGACTCCTCGCCGCGCATCCAGTCGAGCCAGCGGTAGTACGCCGAGCGCGAGACCTTCGCCTCAAGCCCGAACTCCTTCTGCGCGTGCGCGACCGTCTCGAACCACTGGCAGCGCTTCGCGACGGAGTAGAGCTGCCAAAGCTGCTCCTCCGAGAGCGTCGCATACCAACTGTCAGTCCTCGGCTTGTTCATCGCTTATCGCCCCATGAGCGCGGCCTTGCCCGCGCCGGTGATTTCGTAAAGCGCTTCGTTCCAGGCGTCGAAGGTGCGCTTCACGCGCCCGGTGCCCATTAGCTCCTTCATCGCGGCGTGGAACTCGTCTGTCGTGAGCGGACGCCCGACAAGGATTTCCACTTCGCTCGCGAGGACGCTTTCGCGGAGCGCGATTCCGTCCAGGCGCGCCAAGACCGAAAGCGTCTTCTTCTGCAACGTCAAGTCGTTCATTTCTTTCCTCCGATGTTGGCGGCTTTAGCCGCGTCGCGAATGATGGTGTCCATCATGTCGACCTTCGCCGAGTTGGCGGCGACCTTCTCGATTATCGGGTCCAAGCGCCGGTGCAGGTTCTCGCTGCGCTGCTCCGCCCTGGTGTCGATCTCGTCGAGCTTGTTGATAATCGTGCGCGTCGACGTCTCGATGGTGTCGATCCGCTTGCTGATCGCCGCGCGGTGCTGCTTGCATTCGCCGCACGTGACGAACGGCCCGACCTGTTGAGTCTCCATCGGCTGCGGAATCTTCGTCTTTCCGAACTTCGCTTTGATGTACGCGCCCACGACCCCGGCTATCGCCGTGACCGCTCCGCCGCCTATCGCAAGATTTACGCCGTCGACTTCCATGTCGCCTTCCTTTTAGGGGTTGCAGCTACCGCCGGGGCAGATGCAGTTTTCGCACGACTCAGTCACGATGCCGTCGCTGATTGTGCAGTTGCCGTCCTTGCAGTCGATCTTTGCGTTGGCGACGTTGCCGCCTTTCGCGATGTAGCTTGAGATTGCCTTGGAAAGAGCCGACACGCCCGCTTCGCCCGCCGTTGTTGCGCCGTAGGTCGCAATAGCCGCGGCGACCTTCGCCGCGAGCTCGGCGGCACCTTTAAAGGAAGTCTCGACGAGTTTGTTAAGCTCTGCGCTTACCTCGTCCTGGTAGTTGCTGGCGGCAAATTCGATTTCGTCGCCCGGCTTGCGCGAGAAGTTGAACTGCTCGCACGACTGGTTTACCCAATGCTTGAAGTAGCTCCATCTCTGTCCCTTGTGGATGGTCTGGACCGTGCCGTCCTTCGCGACGATCGGCGCGCCGTTCAAGTCGCGCACCACGTCATAGCCGTAGTCCTTGACGGTGATCGACATGCAGCCGGAGACGAAGTACGCGACGGCGACAAGCGCGGCGACAAAAGCCAGCTGCATTGCGGTAATTTTGAGCTCGGTCTTCATTTGTTTTCCTTTTATTCTCTGTTGAAACTCTTGCGGCTTGCCTCGCACCAGGCGATCCAGCCGGCCTGCGAGCGGACGCAGTCGAAAGCGACTTGAGCGGCGGCGCGCGCGGCGTAGCGACGCCAGCTGTACCAGGGGTGGGCGTCGTTCGCGAGCTTGACGCAGTTGCCCCCAAACTCCATGTTGGCAAAGTTGAAGTCAAATCGGCTGCCGTTGCTACGGGAGTAGCGCAGATCGTGGATGAGGGCTGCCGGGGCGAAGAGCTCGAGGTGTCCGGAAAGCCGGTCGCGAATCTCCGCCGGCATCCACTCCGGGCCTATGCCGTTGTACTCGCGCTGGATGTCGTCGATGGAAAACTGCGCGAACAGTTCCACGCCGTCAAGCTCTGCCTCGACCGCGCGCGTCATCAGCTCGTCTAATTTCTCTTTTGTTTCCATCTTAATCAAACAATCAAACAATTCCCTTGAACCCCATACGGGGCGCCAGCTTGTTTATCCTCGGCTTTCCCTGGCTCCGAGTGGTGAGCGCCACGATACATAGGAGGAATCAATGAACATTCCACGTCGAGGAGTCGCCTTTGGTGGTTTGCGGCGTTATTATCTCACGCCCGGAAAACAAGTTAAATGCTTAGTCCGCCTAAACTGCGAGAACCATTTAGACCGCTTAAACCAGCAAAATACGCCGCGGCGTATTTTGCTCCGGCAAAGGGGGTCTTAAAGGCAAAAAAAAGACCCTTGCAAGTAAACTTGCAAGGGGTAAATTCAATGCGCGTCAAATGCGCCGCGCTGTGGATTACATTTAATGGTTTGTAAATGCATTAACAAACCATTTACAAAAAAAGCGCGGCAAATACGCCGCGCTTACTCGCTCATTAGAAGCGAGAGAACTTGATTGGCGATGGATCCGTTGATATTAGAGAAGCGCATGCTTTTCATTCGCTTGGTAGTCCGGATGTCGAGCGCGTCTATAAAAGCGCTGACGGAAAGAATGTCGGCGAGCTTCACGGTCCGGTTGTGCATGTCGCCCGCAAATATCACGCGCTTGTTTGTCATGTAAAGGATGCCGCTGGAAATCGCTCGCCATTCGTCGTGAGACTCCGATCGCGACTCGCCCTCGAAGACTCCGATGCGCCGCGTGGCGCGTAAGCCGACTCCGCCGTGTCGCGACACGCGCACCGCGCGTGGCTCGCACAGCGTTGCGCGGGTTGCGTAAAAGCACTCTTCTCCGTCTGGCAGCTGCAAGCCGTAATTGGCGCTTTCAATGCCGCCCGCCGCGTCTGTCTTTTTCTTCCACTCTTCAAACTCGGAGAGAAGCGCGGTGTCTCGCCTACGCCTGCGCAAGCGCACGACTACAAAGTCGAGCGCCATGAGGAAAACAATGAACAGCACGACCGCGCCAATGGTCGCGGCAGTCCAGATTATAGGTCTCCAAAATTCTTCCATGTCGATCTCCTAGCGCGGCAAATCCGCCGCGCTTATTTTTCGCTTTTGTCAAGTATGACGGGCGACCAGATGCGACCATGCAGAGCTTTTTCTTTCCGAAGCAGAACAGACAGCTTATGAAGAAGCTCTTTGATTTCCGACTGTCGTTGGGTCTGTTCGGATTTGGAAGCATAATACCAATATGCGCTTTTTATAAGTTCTACAAAATCCTTGACCCCATAAATTAAGCAGGTCTCAAGACGACCTTTTTCGTTATTCACTATGAGCGGGCATTCCACACGCCCAAAGTTGTCGGTGTCAATGGTTTTTGGCTTTCGCATGTCGTTTCTCCTATAGCATCTTTTTTAGTTTCTTGATTGTTCCGGCGAGCTCCGCCGCTTGACCGGCAAGTTGCGTTGCGGTTTCGCGTAGCTCTTCCAGGTTGATGGTTGATCGCGGCGGCGACGCGGCAGATGTGCCGCGCTCTTCGCTTAAGCCCAAAAGCCAGTCGGCAGATACGGCGTGTGTCCGGCAAATGTTGGCGAGAATGTCGGCACCAGGTGCGACGATGCCTTTCTCGTAACGCGCCCATTGTTGGTACTTCATGTTAAGCGCAGCGGCCATGTCTGATTGCGACGTCGTGCCCCTGAGCTCTTTCAACCTTTCGGATAGAACACTCATGTTTTACCACCCATCATTTTTGTTGCAACTTTTTTGTTTTACCCCGTTGACAAGCCCAACAGATTTGTTGTATAATTCTTTTCGTCACGGCGTGACAGGCAAAAAGTATACAACAAATTTGTGACTAAGGCAAGGAGACCAAGGATCAATGAGAACGAAAACAAGCATCATAAAAAGCCGGTTGACTTACACCGGCATAACGACCGCCGCGCGGCGCTTCGGCTGCTCGCGCGAGCATCTGAGCCGAGTCCTTCACGGCTCGCGCAAGCCGTCGCCGGAGCTTCGTCGCGGCCTCGCGCGTCTCGGCGTCACCTGCACGGTCGACGGCAAGGCGTTCGCCGATAGCATTTCTGGCACCGCGCTCCTCGCCGCCCTCAAGCGCCAGGGGAAGGGAGGGAAGTGATGGAGACCGTCGCAGACATCGTTCGCGAAATGCGCGGCTATTCCCACGGCATGCCGCCCAGCTATCATGTGACAATGAGCTGGCATGACTTCCGCGTGCTGCTCGACCGGATTGAGAAGGCCGCGAAGAGGGAGGGGAAGTGATGGACGACCTCAAGAAAGATTTCATCAAGGAAGTCGAGGCCGCGTCTGGCCACCGCTTCGCCGTCGAAGTCTTCGCAGACATGGTCCGCGCGATGGCGATTGCGATTGAGTCGCCGCTGACCTTCGGCGAGCGGCGCGAACAGCTTGAGGCGGAGTACGAGCAGATTCGCGGCAGATATGACGCGGACGAGTTCGTGCATTTTCCGCGCGCGTTCGCCATCGTCTGCGCGGCGCTCGAAGCGAAGCGCGAAGACTTCCTCGGCCACGCGCTCGAACACCTCGGCGCGAGTAATACCAGGAACGGCCAGTTCCTCACCCCCGTCTGCGTCTCGCGCCTGATGGCGAGCTTGAATTGCGCGAAGAAGCCCGAAGACTACACGCCCGGCAAGATCGTGAAGATCAACGACTGCGCCTGCGGTTCCTCGGTTCTTTTGATAGAGGGCTGCGAGGCGCTTCGCGCGGCGGGCGTTCATAACGACGACATCCTGGTAATTGCCGGCGACGTCGACACCCGCGCTTGCGACATCAGCTATGTGCAGCTTTCGATGCTCGGCTATGCGGCGATCGTGCAGCACATGGACGCACTTGCGCAGACGCGCTACACGCCAGACCGCTATACGCCCGGCTACTTCCTCGCCTCAATGCCAATGAGACGCGCCGCCTGATTTCCACAAACACCACAAACAAGGAGAAAAACATGACTGCTGAACAGCTCAGAGCGCTTTATCGCAAACAGAGCGCTGCCTTGGCATCGACAGCGCGAAAGATAGCCGACATGGATCCGACCGGCAAGATTTCGACGCTCGACGTCCACAACTATTCCGGCAGCGCGCCGGTTGTCGTTCAGGTATTCGCGACCTGCCCCGGCACTGACCTCAGCGGCTCTGTGTCACAGCGCGATATTTAACCACACCCACCAACCACAAACAAGGAGAAAAACAATGAAGACCCTACAAGAGAAAAATGAAGTGCTCGGGGAAGCGCTCTCGAGCATCAACATAATCACCGCGAGCTTCTGCCGCACCGCCGACGGAGCATCCGAAGAGGAGAAGTACGACCGCGGCAAAACCGCGTTTAACGAGGTTGTTAAGGTTGTCGCGAGCGTCGTGCGGCGCGACCTCTTCGGCGACGAGCCGCCCAAGAAGTCGTGGGTTGCTTCGGAGGTCGGCTGCAAGCTCAAGATGCCGGTGATCTCAATGCCGGGCAAAGCCGCAATCAAGTACTCTGTGGACGACCCCGGACTGCCGCGTCTCGCGGCGTCCATTCAAACCATCAAACCAATGTCTGGGAAAGTATCTTGCGATTGCATACTCTACGCAGGCAATGAGGTTCTTGCCGACATGCAAGTGTATCGCGGCAAGGCTTTCGCCGTCTCAATGGTACGTCATGCGCTCAAGGGCGCGATGTCGCGAATCGGCAAGCACCGCCGCATGACCGCCAACCGCCAGTCCCGCGAAGCCGCGAAGAAGGAGGCCGTATGATCGTCGAACTTTCCGCCACCCAGTTCCTCGGACTTGCCGCGCTCGCCATCGCTGGCGGTGTGGCGTTCGGAATCGCGATCGGCATTCGCCTCTACGAAAGGTGCGGCAAATGAGACCGCGCAAGTGCAAGGACTGTGGCTGCGACATCAGCGGCCGCTACATCAAGGCGCAGCGGTGCTGCGACTGCGCCGTGAAGCGCCAGCAGCGTCTCGCCAACCGTCGCCGCCGCCTGGCAAGGAGGGCCGCGAGCGGCGCGGCCAATGTCTGAACCACGTAATACAAGGAATGGAGCCAATGGATAAGGAAAAGATAATCGCGATCACGAAGAAGATGCACGCTTTGCAGTGCGAACTTTGGAGAGGCAAGAAGATGGGCGAGGGCGCGTTCGCGCTTGCGCTGGACGGCTATGAGACGGCCATCCTCGAGGCAATCGGCGAATACCCCGAATTTCGGGCAAGGAGGGCCGCGAAATGATAGAGAAGATCTGCCCCGAATGCGGCGCTAAGTTTGTGCTGACATACAGTAACCAAACTTGCTGCAGCGACGAGTGCAAGAGAAAACGCCGGAGGCGGCAGACGCGCGAATCACTGGCGCGCATTCGTCGCAAACTCTCGCCGCGCCAGCAAAGAAACGAAAACCTCCGCCAGCGCGACGCGCTCGCGCCCAAGCCGAAAACAGAGGTCATCTACCGCAACGGCATCATCATCGAGCGTCGCGGCACCGTTCCCGCCGGCTGCCATGCCGCCGACTTCATACGCCACTCCTAACAACTTCTTCCAAGGTCCAACCAATGAAAGCTAAAAAAATGAAGACAAAGAAAACAACGGCTGTCGCCGTGAAGTCAAACACATCTGCCGTCGCCAATCCCCAGCAGCTCGTCGACCAGTACCAGGTCGTGATCGCGGCTGAGAAAACCTGCTTCCGCGAGCGCGTGAAATTCGGCGCGATGCTCATTCAGTGGGAGCGGCATTTAGGCGAGGCGCGCGGCGGAGCGGGCGGCACATCTGCCGGAGGGCTCAAAGACTGGCTTGCCGAGAACTGCCCGGAGCTGTCCTACTCCGCCGCGATGGATTATAAGCACTACGCCGAGAAGGTTCTTGCGATGCTCGGCGGCTCCGCGTCGGCGGTCGCCGCGCTTCTCGGCAACGAGACGGTCGTGCAGCCGGACGGCGAGGTTGTCGACGTCGACGGCGAGGTTGTCGAAAAGTGCGATACGCTTTTCGAGGATGTGACGAGCCGCAGAAAGCTCGAGCAGACCTGGTTCGCGTTCATGGGCCGCGAGGCGACGGCGAAGAAACCGGCGGCGAAGACGGCTATTCCGATGCGGTCGGCGCTTGAGAACGCCAAGACGATCTGGACGCGGGCGCTCCCGACTCTCAGCTCGAAGACGCTCTCCGCCGCGATCGCGCTGCTCCCCGCGAAGGAGACCGAGGTCTGCTGGGGGGTCGTCAAGGATTTGTACGACGCGCTCAAGGCGCACCGTGCGGAGCTTAACGGCTAAGGCCTTAGGAGGAATCAATGGCCGAAATCGTGCAGAGAGACTGGCTGCAGGAGCTGAAGGACGCCGAGATGGTGGACTCGGTCGAGATGCAGCATTTCGTCCGGAAGATGGGCGCGCAAAACGACTTCTCTCCGCTAGAAGTGGCGGGGATCCTCGGCTGGGATGACGCGGAGCCGGTCTTCGCGCTTTGTGAATCGGGCGAGCTCGGGTTCCTGGCGCGCCCGACGTCGAAAGGCGAGCGACGGAGCTATCGGATCCCGCGCGTCTCGCTTTTGCAGTTCCTTAAAAAGCATTGCAACAGGGTTTAAAAGATGAATGAGCTAACGACTTATGAGGGCTTGGCGGCGATCTCGTCGATGAGGGCGCGGGTCGGCGCGGCCGACATGAAAGAGTACATGGTCGCGATTGACGCCGCGCCGAAGAACCGCCGCGTCGCGATGATGCGGCAGCTCGCCGCCCAGGGCGTCGCGAGCTTTGGCACAATCCGCCGCCGCTATTACGACTACAGGCGCAACGGCGCGGTCGCGCTCATTGACCGCCGCTGCGTTAAGACTTTGACGGCGCAAAACCCGTGGCTCGAATGCTACATGAGCTACATCGAAAACGACAAGAACACCTCGATCGGCGGCTACCGCGTGATGATGGCGGATTTCCGCGCGGGCAAGCCGATGGTCGGGCTCGTCGGCACCTGGCGCGAAATGTGGCAGCGCGAGCATCCCGGCGTGCCGGTGCCGGAAGAGTGCCCGCTGGACTGGACGCCGCGCGGCGCGACTTACGCGAATCTGCAGGCGGTAGCCAAGTCCAATCCCAACTACTACTTCAACGTCTTCGCGACGCGGCGCGGGCGCAAGGCGGCCGGACGGTTCATTATCCCGGTGCTCACAACGCGCGTCGGCTTGCCGGTGCTCGCCAAGGTCGAATACGACGACGTCTGGCACAACATCGACATCATGATGGGCGCGAAGGTCGTGCAGCCGCTGGAGTTCGCCGGTTACGACGTCGCCTCCGGATACAAGTGCAGCTCGATCATGAAGCCGCGCTTCGCCCGCGCCGACGGCGTTCGCGACAACCTGAAGGAACAGCAGTTCCGATTCCTCTTCGCATACGACCACATCGTGCGCGGCTTCCACCGCGGCGGCATCGAGGATATTGTCGAACACGGCACGACCGCGATCCGCGGCAACGTCGAAAAGCAGATCCGTGCGATACCAGGCGTCGGCGAGTTAATCACCATCCGTCGGTCGGGCATTCTCTCTGAGCAGGTCCACGCGGGGCTGTTCATTGGCAACGGCGGCGGCAACTTCAAGATGAAGGCGCTTTGCGAAGGCGCGCACAACATCCTTCACAACCGCACCGCGCACCTCCTCGGCAACCGCGGACGCGACGCCGAGCACCTGCACGAAAGCCAGGCGGCGCTCGTCAAGTACGAGGAGCGGCTTATGGCTGCCGCGGCGAAACTGCCGCCAGCTTTCGCGCTGAAGCTCCAGGCGGGTCTTATGACGTTCGAGGAATACTGCGAGGCATTCCGCACGATCGAGGCGGCGCTGATGAACGACCCAGAACACAAGCTCGAGGGCTGGGATTCAAACCAGGTCGCGGAGTGGCGCTTGAGCGCAACGTCGAACGAGTGGCACGACTGGGCGGAGCTTGAGGAAATGGAAGAGACCGAGCGCACCGCGATTGCGGCCGTCGTCGGGCGCGACCCGCGGCTTCGGCGCATTCGCCCGATGTCGCGGTCCGAGGCATACCGCGCGGGGCTCAAGTCGGGCGAGATCATCCGCGTCGACGACTGGTATCTGCCGCACTTCATGGACATCGAGAAAGACGCCATCGAGGTTGCGGTCCGCAGAAACGGGCTTATCGGCTTCAAGAACGAGCTGCTTTTCGGGCGTGATGAAATGCTTTACCGCGCGAGCGTCAAGAACCGCGCCGGGTGGGAGCAGATGATGAGCCCCGACCAGAAGGTACTCGCGCTCTTCAATCCGATGATGCCGGAGAAGATCTGGCTGATTGACCGTGGCGACGGCCACACGCTCGGCACCTGCGCGCTCTACAACCGCGCGCCGGCATACGACCGCCACGCGATCGAGATCAAGATGGGCGAGCAGGCGGCGGATCTCGCGGCGAAGGTGCTGCCGGTTCGCGGCCGCCATCAGGCCGAGGCCGAGGAGCGCGCGGCGCGCATGGCGAACAACCTGCGCGTGATGAAGGCGGCGGCCGACGCCGAGGCGCGCGGCCCCGCGCCGACCGGCGACGGCTTCACGCTCGACGAGCTTAACGGCGCAGGCTGCGATTTTCACCCCGGCGGCGAGGGCGGGCGTGGCGAGGATGCCGCCGGGGTGGTCTCTTCACCCAACGCCGACGCCCTGGCGTTTCTAAACGAATTAAACCATGTTTAACGCGACCCTAAAAGACTCTATGAGACTCTAATCGACCCTATCCACCACAACAGGAGAAACCAAATGAGCAAAACAAAAACCAATCAAGCCCCGGCAACCGGCGAGAAGCATTCCGCCATTGTTCAAAGGGGAATCGCAATGCCCGGCCATCAGGTGCGCATTGCCACAGCACAGGCCGTAGCGCGCGGTCAACTGTCGGAAGCCGACGGCGAGGAAGTCTGGTGGCTTTACAACTACGCACAGGAAAACAACCTGAAGGAAGCTGACCTTGCCGCCAAAATGAAGGCCTACGACAAGAACACTCTATACCAGGTGTTCCGTGGCAGCTACGGCGTATACAAGGACGGGCGCTGCTCTTCCTGGGAAAACATTATCAAGGCGATCCGCGAGTTCCGCAAGATCGAGGAAGAGGAAGCGAAGAAAAAGAATATCGGCATCATCGACACCGAAGTAAAGCGCGTGGTCTGGCAATGCTGCGACGCGGCTCTTAAAGACGGCATGGTCAGCTTTATCTACGGCAAGACGCGCATCGGCAAAAGCGAATCTCTTAAGGCTTACGCCCGAGAGCACAACCACGGCAAAACCATCTACATCGAGATGGGCAGCGGCTGGACGCGCACGCGCTTTGTGCGAGAGCTTGCGCGCAAGTTCAACAACGGCGTCAAGGCGACGAAAGCCTGGGCGCTTGAAGACGCCATCTTCGACACGCTCAAGCGCTCCAACCTCTTGATCGTCGATGAGTTCCACAAGGCGTTGACGACGACCGGCGAAAAACAGTCCGCGACGGTGCTTGAGTTTATCCGGGACATCCGCGACAAGACGCGGTGCGGCCTTGTGCTCTGCGCAACGAAAGTGGGCATGGAGCGCTTCGAGACCGGCGTAAACAAGCAGACCTTCGAGCAGCTGATCGGCCGCAGCATTATCAAGGCCGTGCTTCCCGACAGGCCGCCGGTCGAGGATCTAAACGCCATCGCCCGTTCGTTCGACTTGCCTGAGCCGACTGGCGACGCCCTGAAGCTCGTCAAAAGCCTTGTGCTCGAATACGGCCTTGAGCGCTATTTTGTCTATCTTCAAAAGGCCTACTCAATGTCGCAAAGCAAGCGGCAGCCAATGTCCTGGGACATCTTCGCCAGTGTGGCTAATGGCTACCTCGAGCTCGCCCACATGAAGACGCAGCAGTATTGACTCACAAACCACAAACAAGGAGAAACCAACATGGCAAGAATAAAAGCAGCAAAGGTCCAGGCGTGCGCGTCGCGCGCCGAGTTCGAGGAGGCGGTGAACGCGGCCGCGAAGTGCTGCGTCCAGCGCGAGAAGCTGGTCGCGGCGCTCAAGGCGCGTCACCAGCAGCTCGACGACAAGTATGGCGCGGAAATCAAGGCGCTCGACGCGGACATCAAGACCGCGCACGAGCGCGCCGCCCCATACTTCGAAGCGCACGCGGGCGAGCTGTGCTTGCCGGGACGGCGCAGCGGATCAACGAAGCTCGCCAACTTCGGCGTCCGGCTTGGGATGCCGACCGTCACCAAGGCGGGCAAGTTCAAGAAGGTCGCGTGGAAGGCGCTTGGCCTCATCTTCGACGGCGTCGACAAGCTCAAGCAGTTTGTCAGGAATCAGCCGGAAGTCGACAAGGACGCCATCCTGGCGGTCTTCCGCGACTTGAAAAGCGAGGATCCCGCCGTCGTCGCGTCGGCGAAGGAGCGCAAGGCCGTCCTCGACGAGTACGAAATCTCGATGGAGCAGAACGACGAGTTCTGGATCGAACCTATCGCCGACGAGCAGGTGAAGTAACCGGCAAAAAGAAAGGACATCCGCATGAACTGCAAGCACACCTACACTGATGACGACTTTCCCACAAACACGGGGTCGCTCAACCGTCCGGCAAGGTTCAACCTTCGCCTGACATGCCAGGCCAGGGCCCGCACTCATGCGGTGTTCTCCGGCTTCCGCTCAGCGTTCGGTCTTCCAAAAGGAACCAACTACGCGGCGATCTATGAGTCAAAGTTGCTGCCGACGCTCGAACATATCCTCCGCAAGCTCCGTCACGGCGACTCCGCGACGCGCGAATTCTTCGCGAAGCTCGCCGACCCGCTTCCGAAGGAGGACCATTTGCGGGCAATTTACAAGCGCCTTAAAACTATATTTGAACCGGACGAAAAATAACTCAATTACCACCCAGGAGAAACCCATGAACTGCAATTCCATGACCTGCTTTCGCCTCTACAAGTACGCGAAAGAAACCCGCGAAGCGCAGAAAGCCTACTTCCGCACGCGCGATTCCAACGATCTGCGCACCTGCAAGGCTTTGGAGAGGGAGCTTGACAAGGCGCTCGACAACTACGCCCGCGTCGTCCTTAACTCCCAGCCACCGCAACCCACCCAGGCGACACTAATCTAACTGACCTTAATTGACCCTAAGAGACTCTAACCACCACACAGGAGGACAACCAATGAATGAACACGAGACAGTCGCGGACTTCATCGCGTGGCTACGCAGACCGAGAGAGGGTGAGAACGCCTATCTCACATTGTGGCGCGCCGAAATTGCCGACCGGCTTGAGGCCGCGCACAAGCGCGAGGAAGCCGAGTGGAAGCGACTGGAGTGCGATCTGCTGGCTTGCATCGCGGAGGAGCGCCAGAAGCCAATCGGCAACTGCGCGAAGTTGCGCGAGGCGATACAGAAGGCGGCAGAGTCGGCCGCAGAGATCATGGAGCGTGTTCGCCACAAAGACGGACTGGCGTTTAATACCGCCAACTACATAGCGGGCGTCGCAAGGACCGCCCTTGCCGCACCGCCGCGCAACTGCGATATGCCATTGGTTGTGGAAGGGCCAGCAGACAATAACGCTGACAAAGCGTGGCTTGCTTTTAGGCGGCACAACCCCGGCGCATACTTCGATGTTTCGGGGCTTCTGCGGTGCATAGACTGGCTCCTCGCCCCCGCAACGGAAGGAGGCGCGAAGTGAAGACCGAAAAGTCCCAAAAATCATCCGGCCTCACGCCCGCCCAGCGCTCGGCATTCTTCCGGGCGCTTCAGGCCGCCTCGATCGAGCTCGGCCACGCCACGCCCGAAGCGCGCGAAACCTACCGCAAGTACGTCATGCGCGAGGAGACCGGCAAGGAGCATCTTGCGCAGCTCTCGCGCACTGCGGACTTCGACGCCTGCATGCGCCGCTTTGCGGTCGACGCTGGCGACTACGAGACGGCCTTGCGCTTTGCGATCGCCGACGACGCCCGCAAGGCCGCGATCCTCCGCATCTGCTGCGCCCAGGTCCTACAGCTGAAGGGCTGCGTCATGGGCACGACCGAGGCGGCGGACTACCTCGCTGGAATCGTTGAGCAAGCCCGCGTCCCCTGTGGCCGCGACGTCCGCGACTCCTCGTTCTGGATGGACTGCGCCCCTGGAAACATCCTGACGCTCTTCCAGATGCTCGACACGCACCGGCGGCGGCTCCTTCGTGGTCTGCTCGATGGCCGCGCTGCGCGTGCCTTCCTCGGCTTCGATCCGTCGATTGTCTACCAGCCCCGCTCGTCAGGCGGCCTCAGCATCACCTACGATGCCCACGCCTACGACGCCCTCACCCATGTTCAAATCCACATCAGGAGCACCGCAGCATGAAACAGTTGAAGCGTAGTCAATGTTCGATTCTGCCGCTCGTTCTCAAGGGCAAGTGGTATGACATGATTGCCACCGGAGAGAAAAAGGAAGAATACCGCGCCGATACTCAATACTGGCACAAGCGAATTTCAAATTGGGTAGTGAATCTTCCTTTTGACGGCCATCTTGTGATCGCGTTTTCGCGCGGCTACAGCAAGCCAGATTTGTTTGTAGAAGCCTGCGGCATTAACATCTTTCGTGCATGTCTTCACCCGGCCTGGGGCGAACCTAAAGACACACACTTTGGCGTCATCCTCCACGGCCGGGTCCAACTCGTCGACGACAAGAAAGGCGGAGCAAAATGAAAAGCCAAAAAGCAGCCAGTTCGATGACTTTTGGATTGTTTTACAACACCGAGTCGTCGCTGATGTCTCAATCTCGCTGGTATGGGTTGGGGCTCCAGACGGCAGTCGAGCATACGAGTTCATTGTTGATGGCGTTGTCGAGACCGTAGGAACTAAAAAGAATGCAAAGCGGCCTGGACTAAACATGTCCGCCGCTTGAACAAACAAAAAGCCAATTAGAAAGGCGGTGCAAAATGTTTATAATAAATGCTGATACAAATGTCGAACGAACAGGGACACCAACGGATTACACTCGCTTTAGAGTGAGCATAACTCTTGAAATAATCCCAGAAGAAAATTCGCAAGGATTTTTAGACGCAAACCCGCGCGAACTTCATGCTCTTGCGGACCAGGCAGTTTCTCTTTTTGCAGATAAAGCCAAAGAGAAAGGCGGCGCAAAATGACTTGGCAAGACTTTCAAAAAGCACTTAACTATCGCGATGCAGAAAGGTGCTGCTTCACCTGCAAATACGGCGAACCTACTTATGAAGGAGAGTGCGACTGTAACCATCCATTAGTCGAAAACGAAATGCTGCACGGCGGAATGTCTTTTGGCGTGTGTGATGCGTGGGAAAAGTGCGGAGGCGAAAAATGAGCGCGCCCGAGCTTTTCGAGGACATTATAAAAGAAATGCGGCAATGTGTTGGCTTTCCTCTTGAAAACATCCGCCCAGGAGGTTATTGGAAATGAGACGCCAGATTTTCTATCCGTCTTGCTGCTGGCTCGATCCAAACAGCCGCAACGCCGCCGGCCATTTCTTCTGCGAGCATCGCCAGTGCTATGTCAAGCCCGCTAAAACGGTTTACACGGCAGAGCGTCGCGCCCACTTATACCACAAGGATCGCTGTGCCGCAGACTGTTGGAATCGCTCGGGCAAAACTCGCCGCGCAATTTTTTAATTAGAAAGAGAGCGAAAAATGGCCTCCTATGGAATATACCCGTTCGCCGTCTTGCAGTGTGAATGTCCTTGTCGCGGCCGGTTGGCCGTAGAGACTCAGACCTACCAGTTTCCCAGCCATGCACTTTCGCCCGCATGGGAGTACAGAATTGTGTGCAAGGATTGCGGCCGCGCAACTCCCTGGTGTAACGAGCTATCGGAGGCCGAGCGCATTGTGCGCGATTATTGGAAGACTGAACCCCATTGTAGCCGCCCTTAAAATGCCATACAAACTTGATTTAAGCTCCTTGCAAACCACTTGCAGGGAGTTTTATTTTCACCCTAATCAAGTCACATTTTCCCAACTTGACTTGAATCTTTCCCATTTGCGTTCTGAAAATACATGATGGCATCTAATCCACATGGAA